CCCCCGCGATATTAGTAATATGGCCTACGATAAATTCCTCGAGCACTATCAACCGATAATCACCAAAAGTGTAGCGATGCTAAAGCCAAATAGATTCGCTGTATTTGTTGTGGGCGAGGTGCGTAGTAAAAAGGGCTCTGGGTATTACCGTGGCTTTGTTCCAGATACCATTAGGTGCTTCGAAAAGGCGGGGGCTCAATACTACAACGAAGCAATCCTAATCACTGCCGTGGGAAGCCTGCCGATTCGAACGGGCAGAATGTTTGAATCAGGTAGAAAGCTGGGCAAAACACACCAAAATGTTCTGATTTTCTGTAAGGGCGATGCCAAAGAAGCCACTAAGGCATGTGGAAAAATAGAAATAGACCCGACACTATTTAGCGAGGGAGTTGGCGCAGGTGAGTAATTCCAATATCTCTTTAAAGTGTCTCGGTTTCGACGCATCCAAAAACATGCGGTTTACGGCCAGTTCAAACTCGCCCTTGGACAATAGATGGTTTTTACCCATAAACCTTATAGCCAAGCGAAGCTCTTCTTCTGTCAATTTCTTATACACCCTGCCAAGCCAGGCATGTTCTGATAGCTCCATAAATTTGATCACCCGCTTATCCACAAAAACATTATGGCACAACGCGCAATACGAGGCAAGAGACAAAAGGCGGTGAAGCTTGGCTAGACCAACGAAAAAAATAGACGAAAAAGCGGTCATCGCAATGGCTGAGCGAGGGTGGTCTACCAGGGCAATAGCATCAGCACTTGGCGTAGGTCAGGCAACGCTGATTAATCGTTATGGAGCAAAAATACAGGAAGCGAAGCATCATGGCGCTTACAAACTTTTAGACATTTTGTGGCAACGCGCCGTAACCAATAAATCAGACAGGGTGCTAACCCACTTGGCGGACAGGATTCTAGGAAAGGTGGCAACTAAGATTGAACTCACCGACGAAGCGCTCGATAGTCTTATCGAAGAACGAATTAAATCCTCAGCTGAAAAAGAAGTGGAATGAGTATCTGCAAGCAAAGCGAAAAGAACTCAAATTCGACGCAGATAAATACTGCTTTGATAAGCAAATCACCTTCATCAACGACCCGCATCCATTCGCCACCGCCGTCTGCTCAGTTCGAGCAGGCAAAACTGTTGCTTGTGCTGCTGATCTTATTCGCACTGCTCTGTCTAGGACTGGAATTGTTTGTCTCTACATCACGCTCTCAAGAGCAAACGCAAAGAAAATCATCTGGCCAGAACTCTGCGCCATCAACATCAACTTTAAACTCGGGGGAAAAGTAAATGAGTCAGACTTATCAATCTCATTTTCCAATCGGAGTACTATTTACGCATCAGGCGCAAAGGATAAAAGAGAAATTGAAAAGTTTAGAGGGCTCGCACTCGCTTTGTGTTATATCGACGAGTGCCAAGCCTTCAGGGATTACATTAGAGACCTCGTTGATGAAGTCATTGCCAAGCGGTTGTTCGATTATGCTGGTAAGCTCAGACTCATCGGAACCCCAGGACCTGTACCTATCGGTTATTTCTACGAGTGCAGCACATCAGATCAATGGAGCCACCACGAATGGACCATGTTCAACAATCCTTGGCTGCCTAAAAAAAGCGGGCTCACTCACGAAGAGATTCTTGAAAGGGAACTTAAAAGAAAAGGTGTTTCCGCAGACGATCCGAGCATACAAAGAGAATGTTTCGGTAAGTGGGCCTTTGACCCCAACGCTCTTGTGTTCCGTTATAACAAAGGAATAAACCACTATGAATCACTCCCAGTTAGCACAACATGGAATCACATCATCGGTATTGACGTTGGATACGATGACGCAGATGCAATTGCTGTCATTGCTTGGAGTCCTGATCATCCTGGCGCTTATCTTGTTCATGAAGATGTCGCACATAAGCAAGGAATTACAGCTCTCGCTGGAAAGGTCGAAGTCCTTATATCTCGCTATGACCCGGATAGAATCGTTATGGATACAGGCGGACTCGGAAAGAAAATTGCAGAAGAGCTCCAATCTAGATACGGCCAGCCAATCGTCGCCGCTGAAAAAACAAGAAAATTTGAATTTATCGAAATCCTCAACGACGCCATGCGGACGGAAAGGTTCTTTGCCCCACACAAAAGCAGATTCGCAACAGACTGCAATCTCGTCGAATGGGATAGAGACAGTGAACGACTTAAAATCAAAGACACCTATCACTCGGACATTTGCGACGCAACGCTCTATGCTTTTAGGGAAGCATTCCACTGGCTCTACGAAGCGCCCAAGAAGAAAATTATCACTGGCTCAGAGGAGTGGAAGCAAAAGCAAATAGAAGAAATGGAAAAGGCCGCGTATGATGCTGCCATACCACCAGAAGATATTTGGAACAGAGGGGGAATTGGGGATGAGTGAAGAAATTAAAGACCTTGAAGAAATTATTGCAGTATGTCGAAAAAACAACATTAAGAAAATCAAGCTTCCTGAATTAGAATTAGAGTTTGGCGGCCCAGAAGACACTGACGCCGGATTTCCGGAAAAGATGCAAAAGATTAAGTTCCCAGATCCAAACATAAACATGCCGTCAGACGAGCAACTACTAAACTGGTCCACACCAATTGAACCGCTAGACGAAGGGGATAAGCATAATGGCAATTGACTACAAGAATTTTTCCCCAGAAGGCCCCGCCGGAACAGATTCTTTTGAGTGGCGCAGATGGTGGACCCTTTCCGATGCGGAGCTTCCAAATGCTATCAGTAGGGTGATTGAGCATATCCATACGCATCAATCTGGAAGGCTCACTCAACTAGATATGGGCACGCGCCTTTACGGCAACGTATCCATTATGGGAATCAACGGGCTTTCTTATTCTCGAGTAGTTCAAAAGCAGGCTACGATTAGAGACAGACTCACTTATAACGTCATCCAATCGGCAATTGATACGGTAACAGCGAAGATTGGGAAAAATAAACCAAGACCATTGTTTCTTACGTCTGGTGGTGACTGGAGACTTCAGCAAAAGGCGAAGAACCTTGGTAAGTTTGTGGATGGGATATTCTATGAAAATAACGCTTACCATCACGGCACTATTACTTTTAGAGACGCTTGCATTTGGGGCACGGGTATTACGCACGTATACTCGCACTACGGGCGAGTAAAGCACGAGGCAGTTTTGCCTCACGAGCTATACGTTGATGAAGTCGAGGCGTCTAGAAACAACCCCAGACAGATTCATCGGGTAAAGCTTGTAGACAGAATGCAGTTGGTTGATCTATTTCCAGATAAGAAGAAAAAGATTTTGCAAGTTAGCTCTTCTGCGTATCAGGAAGTTGGTGCATACCAGCATATTTCTGACGTGGTAACGGTGAGAGAGTCCTTTCATTTGCCATCTGGCCCAGAGGCGACAGACGGGCTGCACATTATTACAATCAATGACGCCGTTTTAATGAAGGAAAAGTGGACCCGTGACCACTTCCCATTCGCTTTCTTTCACTGGAACAAAAAACCCATCGGATTTTGGGGGCAATCTGTCGTTGAGGAAATTCAATCGGACCAGCTAGAGATTAATAAAACGCTGTGGGTTCTCCAAAGGTCCTATCACCTAGCGGGAAGCTTCAAGATTCTTTTGCAAAACGGTTCCAAGGTGGTAAAGGAGCACTTCACTAACGATGTAGGCGCGCTTATCTACTACTCTGGCAGCGTTCCTCCGCAATACATCACGCCCCCCATCGTTCCAATGGAGATGTACCAGCACATTGAGTCCATGATTCAAAGAGCGTTTACCAAAGTCGGCGTATCCATGCTTTCAGCCGGAAGTATGAAGCCACAGGGACTAGACAGCGGTAAGGCCCTTCGTGAGTACAACGATATTGAATCAGATAGATTCATGACGGTTGGACAGAACTATCAAAAGTACTTTATGGACTTGGCCAAGTTAGATATTGAAACGGCTAAGGAGATACACGAGGAAACCGGGGAGTTCGCGGTGAATGCTCTTGGTAGAAACTCCACTATAAAAATTGACTGGGATGATATCGATCTAAAAGAAGACCAATACGTAATGAAAGAATACCCGGTAAGCTCCCTTCCACAAGATCCAGAAGGGCGACTAGCGACAATTCAAGAATACGCACAAGCCGGAATGATGAGCCCAACTACGGCGCGCAGGCTTTTGGATTTCCCAGACCTAGAGCAAGTGGAGAGCCTACAAAATGCCAGCGAGGAATACCTAAATAAAATTCTAGAAGAAATAGTAGAGCACGGCGATGAAGAAGATTTCATATACACCAAGCCAGAGCCCTACGACGATTTGAATCTGGCGCTAGAGCTAGGGCTTCAGTATTACGCGCAGGGAAAGACAAACAATCTAGAAGAAGAAAAGCTAGAGCTAATCAGGCAATTCATTGATGAGACAAAGCTGCTCATGGGCGTTGCGGCACAGCCCCCCCCGGTAGCTCCTCCAATGGATCCAATGGGAGCGCCAGAACCTCAACCGACAAGCGAGCTAATTCCAAACGTTCCTACAGCGGGGCTGATGTAAGTGGCCATATTGAAGGATAGAAAACCAGGCGAAATACACACGCTAAGTTACTGGTTTATTTTTCCAAACGGAGAAAGAAAGCTAGCGGGCGACCTAAAGGTCGTTCAGCCACTTCCAATAGCAATGCAGAATTTTAAGTTTTTGAACGGAAGACCAGAGGCCGCAAGGGACCTGGTCATGAAGGGCGAATGTAAGTGGAAAGACCACAACGGCGTTACGCATTTGGTTCAGTTTAAGTTAGATCCAGAAACAAAATACTAGGGGTAAATAATGTCAGAGCAAGCAACAGAAGTCGCGGTCACGGAAACGCAAGCCACACAAACAGGAACAGAAGAAGTAAAGGTAGACGCAACACCAAAAACAGAGGAACAAAAAGCAGAAGAACTAAGGTCCCAAAGATTTGCAGACCTATCAAAAAGAGAACAAAAGATAGTTCAAAAGCATCAAAAGCTATCCCAGGAATTAAAGCAAAAAGAACAAGAATTACTAAGACGTGAGCAAGAAATTAAAGAGTCAGTGAAGAACGAACTCAGAGAGCTTGCTAAGAAAAACCCCCTGGCCGCAATCAAAGAACTGGGCACAGATTATAACTCCATCACAGAGTACCAACTAGGAGATGGAAAGCTTACGCCAGAAAGGGTTGCTAGTAGCGTCAACGAAGAGATTGCAGCGCTCAGAGAAGAGCTACAAAAGACAAAGCTAAGCTTTGAGGAAAGGGAACAGCAAAAGAAGCAAGAAGAAAATGATAGGATTCTACAGAATTTTAGTGCTAATATTGTTGAGACAGTAAAAAATAGTTCCGACAAGTACCCTGCGGTGCACGCCTTTGACGGAGCGCCCGTAATATATGAGATGATTCAAAAACGCTGGCATGATACAAATGGCCAGCACCTAATGACGATTGATGAAGCGGCTGAGTTATTAGAGAAAGATTTAGGCGGCTTAGTAGAAAAGCTACTTCAAACGCCAAAATACGCTTCAAGACTTAATCCTCAGTCTAAAAAAGAGGAATCAGCAAAAACCAGTCTAAATAAGCCAAAAACAATCACAAACGAACTAACAACAAGCGCTCCTTCGATGCTGCCTCCCAAAACGGAGAATGACAGAATCAAGAGAGCACTTGAAAAGCTGCAAGCTTCTTAAATTAGAATCGTTCTAATTAGTTGCTTGTGGATTATGGGGGATAACCATGGGTGCTTATTTAGATTTAAGTAGCATGAATGCTGCTTTAAAAGAATTGTACGACGGTCAAGTAATTGAAAATCTGGTGTATGCGGATAATCCATTCTTAGCAATGGTTCCAAAGTCCACTGATTTCGGTGGAAAATACAAACCAGTTCCTATCATCACTGGCGTTTCTCAAGGTCGTTCTTCGACTTTCAGCTACGCACAAACAAACCAATCTCCGGTTCAAGTCGAATCGTTTCTTTTGACGCGCGCTGCCGATTACTCGATTGCGACAATCGACAATCAAACGATGATGGCTTCCAAAACGGATCGCATGGCCTTCTTGGAAGGATCCAAGCTAGTTATCGACGGAGCAATTCGCTCTTCGACTAACTCCCTTGCATCTGCTCTTTTCCGATCTGGCTCTGGTTCTATCGGACTTATCGCGGCTGGCGGTATTACTTCTGGTGTTATCACACTAAGTGACCCCACCTCGGTAACTCAATTCGAAGTGAACATGGTTCTTCAGGCAAACGCAACCGATGGCGGATCTACTCCAAGAGCTGCTCTTGGTTATGTGGTTGCTGTCAACCGCACATCTGCAACACCTACGGTTACCGTTTCGGCAACTGGCTTAGGCGGTGCAGCTGGAACACCAAGTGGCTGGCAAGCTGGCGACTACCTATTAGTTCAGGGTGATAACAATGCGAAGATCAAAGGACTTGCTGGATGGATTCCGGCTGTAGCTCCCACATCTTCTGATTTGTGGTTCGGCGTAAACCGCTCAGTAGACGCAACACGTCTAGCCGGAGTAATTTATGACGGTTCTGCACAGAGCATTGAAGAGGCGCTAGTTGACTCGAGTTCATTGGTCGCCCGCGAAGGCGGAAAGCCAAAGTTCTTCGTTACAAACTATGCATCTTACGCAGCGCTTGAAAAAGCACTTGGCGCAAAGATTCAATACATCACTGAAAAGGGACCTGCAGAAATCGCTTTCCGTGGAATCCTAGTCAATGGTGCCAATACTCAAATCGAAGTGTTCCCAGACAGAAGCTGCCCACAAACAATCGGGTACCTTTTGCAAATGGATACATGGAAACTAGAGTGCTTGGGTGATGCCCCTCAAATCCTTCGCTACGGCGACGGCCTAGAGATGCTTCGTGTGTACAACGCTGACGCCGGTGAAGTCCGAGTCGGCTACTACGCACAGCTTCGCACCAATGCCCCTGGTTGGAATGCGACAGTGGCACTATCTGCTTAATTGAGATGATGGGGTCTGGCAATTAAGCTGGGCCCCATCCTCCACAAGGAGACTTTATGGCTGTTACAGCAACGATAGCTCTCAATCCAGGAACAACTCTTGTGACTGAGCAGCAATCAACGGTTGTGCTTACGATTTCCAATAGCGGTTCCAGTGCGGTCCATATGGTGAATGTTGCTCCATATGCGCTTTCAACTGGTGGCGTGAATAGCGTTATCAACACAGCGGTTAGTTTTGGGAAGCCGAACTTCGGACCCAATGCAAACCTTACTGTTCCCGCTAGCGGTACTCTGGTTATGACTTTTCCAGTTACGTTTCATGCGCCTAGTTCTGGCGTATTGAGTGACGTAGCTGAAACGTATGATGTTGGTTGTACCTGTTACTCTGATGACGGAACGGTAATGATTCCTACCGCAACAACAGTGACAGTAAACAACTTCACAACTTATCCAGAATCGCAGCAATAAGGGGATTTCATGCGAAAATTACTATTTCTCTTTTTGCTGTGTCCTAAGATTTTCGCTATCACAACGGGTTCTTCGCTAGCAATCGCACCATCAACTGTTTTCGTAGAACAGAAGATGGGGGCAAGTCTTGCTGTATGGAATTACAACTACAGTTCTGGCGGATCACTCATTGTACAAGACATTATTCCTCAAGCTTGGGTAACTATTGGCGGTAGTTCTGCGGTTCCTGTGGGCTGGGATAAGCCAGCTCTAGGGCCAGGGCAACCAACAACAATTTCCCCTGGGTCTAGCGTAATCTTTAGATATAGCGGCGTATTTCACGCACCATCTATTTTCCCAGCGTATACAAGCTATTATGCGAATGGGTCAAGCACAACACCGGCAGGAACGCAAACTTTCAGCGTCGGAGCGATTGTAAGAACAAACGATGGAACTGTTTCATATCCAGCAAGCAGCACCGTCAAGGTTGTTCCTCTAGCGCTTCCTAGCTCGCAAAGAAGCTATCCTGGCGGAAATTAGTTTAACACTCTCTGCAGTGGGGGCATTGCAGGGTTTTAATTCCTCGAAAGGGAGACCACAATGGCAAATCGATTCTTTAGACAATTTAGGCTTTCACTAGAACCAGCGGTATCTGACATCTTTTGTCGCTGCACATTTGATGGAAGCGGTGATGCAACACTTGTCGCTGGTCAGTCAAAGGGAATCGTTTCGGTTACCCATGATACAACTGGAAGATACACATTCGTATTCGGAACCAACGCATCAATGTTGGATACCTACTACAAATGGCTTGGACTAGTTGTGACTTTTGATGAAAGCGCAAACTCTGGAACCGCACCAGTCGCACCGCTTTACTACATCCGTGCAAATTCCATTACAACAGTTGGAACAGCATCAATGACGGTACAGTTCATGAGCGACGCAAGCACTCCTGCGGATCCGGCCAACTTAGAGGCTGCTAACTTTAATTTTGTTTTCAAAAATAGCTCGGCTCAATAAGAGGGAATTAACAATGATTAGCAAAGACCCAAAAAAAACAGCGTCTGGCGTCCTATGTAGAGCGTTTGGCGGGGCTGTTCCTGGAATTAAAAAAATGCGCCAGCCATCCCAGGGCCTCAGTGGAAATGCTGGCTTTGATAGCAATTTTGGAGACCCAAAAGTAGAATCTCAGGGCTATGCAAATGGTGGAGAGGTTGCTGCGGGTAAACTTATGGCGGCTAGCGAGATACTGGAAGCTATAAAATCGGGAGATGAAGGGGCACTCGCAGCGGCCCTCCAATCATTCTTTGATCAAGCAGAATCCGAGCCGCATGAAGAATACGAATCAATGGGTATGGATGAAACAGAATAGGAGAATAAATGGCTACCAGTGGTATCTATACACTCTCCGAGCTGCGCACTTCTTCACAACAAAGAGCTAATCTAGAGAACTCTCAGTTCGTTACAACGTCCGAGTGGAATAGCTATATCAACGACTCAATCAAAGAGTTGTACGATCTAATTATTCAAAAATACGGCAATGACTATTACGTAAATAACGTTACGTTTCAAACAGACGGTACGACGTACCTATACCCGCTTCCTGATGGAACGCTTTATAGCGGGGCTACCCCCTTCTATAAATTCTTAGGGTTGGACTTGGCCCTTTCTGTAACACTAGACTCGTATGTGACTATTCGATCTTTTTCGTTTCAAGACAGAAACAAATACGCGGTTCCTAACTTTCAATCGTTCTACGGGGTCACAAACCTTAGATATAGAATGCAGGGAAATAACCTGTGGCTCACTCCAATTCCAGCCGCAGGGCAAACGCTAAGGTTGTGGTATGTGCCTCGCTCAATCACCCTTGTTTCTGACTCTGATGAGACTGACTGCTATGGTGGATGGAACGAATACGTCATTATCGATGCCGCGATTAAGGCCATGATTAAGCAAGAACTAGACATCACCGCTCTTGCCGGACAAAAGATGATGATGATCCAAAGAATTGAGAGTGCCGCAGAGAATAGAGATGCCGGAAATCCCGCATGCGTAACAGATGCAGCCAGTACAGACCTTGGGTACCCATCAGGAAGCGGTGGTTCAGGGTATGGTGGAATATTCTAATGAAGTCATTCTCTAGAGTACAAACGTTAGACAGGACGATTAACCAACTGCAAGACAATCTAGGCAAAGCAATAAACGACCTTAATGCTAACCCGCTTTCTAGCGGTGTTTTACTAGAGGGAGTTGATCTTGTTAGCGGTGACAACACTATTTATACCACACTGCCACAGGCTCTTACTGGTTGGATTGTGGTAAGGATGAATACATACAGGGACATTTACGATAAACAGGATTCTAATACGAATTCACAAACGCTTATTTTAAACTCAACCGGAACGACCACAGTTTCACTATTTGTTTTTTAAGGAGATTTCATGGCCACACCTTATATGGGATTAGTTCTGCCCACAGTCTCAGTAACCCCAGGGCCAACATACGCAACAGAAAATAACACGGCATTTACAACCATTGATTCCCACGACCACACGTCTGGAAAGGGGGTTCCTATTGCGACGGCCGCAATAAACATCAATGCGGACTTAGATTTTAATTCCTACAACGCAATTGGACTTAGAAGCGCTATCTTTGAATCGCAAGCATCGGCACTGGCTCTTGGGACGGATATCGGATCTATATACAACCTATCAGGAAACCCAACGTGGAATGACAACTCTGGGACTGCAACAAGAATAGTAAACTCATCTTACCCAATGGTTGTTGGTGATTTGCTTTATGCGTCTACCACTACAACATGGGCACGCCTTGGAATTGGAACTAGCGGGCAGGCGCTTAAGGTATCCGGAGGAATCCCATCATGGCAGACGTCCGCTAACTCATTTACAGTAACGACCGAGACAGGGGCCTCCTTTACTGCCGACGTTGCTGTTGATGTATACCTATGTAACCCAACCACAACGCAAGCGATATCTCTACCGGCATCTACTGGCTCTGGGCACTCTTTTAAATTTAAAAAAGTTAGTAGCGGTATTTCTGTTCTTACAATTTCTAGGGCAGGCGCCGACGTAATTGTTGACTCATCTGGAAATGTTACCTCCACTACACTAAATACAACCGGAGAAGAAATAGAAATAGTGGATGTTTCCTCTGGTGTTTGGCAGATATTAAACAGAAGGATTCCCGCAATATGGAATTCCTCCCTTACGTTTACTCCGGATGCAACCGCATTTGGAACGATTACCGGATCTCAGTTTTTCTCTCGTAGAAGCGGGGATTCTTTGGATGTGCGG